ATCTTCTTTTTGACCACGTACTCGTTGACATCCTTTTCAGGATAGCCATTCTGACCGGTCGAATGCGTATTCGGCTCCGGCTGCTTGTACTTGCCGATTGGGTCCATGCTCCAATCGAAGAACTTAAAATCAGGCTTACCCATGTTGATTACCTCGGACCAGACGAGCCGCGCATCGGGCTGCGCTGATTCATGACCTTAGCCATACCACGACCGTACTTCTTCATGTCGCTGTTGGTCTTACCACCAGCACGCATCTTCTTTTCGCCGTGCATGGAAACCTCGTGCTTACGCACTTCTTCCTTGGCGACCTTACGCATACCGTTCTTCATTTCAATCTCCTAGGTCACTACGACCGTTACATCCCCGACCAAGCAGCCGGTGACAAGTTTGTTGGGGGTTAGCCCTGCATCATCTGCCCGAGCCCCGCCAATCGGAGCCCAGCCCCACTGAATCATTCTACTACCCCCCGCGCCGTTGTTGCCGGGTTCAAAATACGAATTGTCCCGACGCGGATTACGTAACGCCTGCGGATCATCTACTGGGTATAGACCCAGCGACAACTGCGGCTGATCAGGTTCCCAACACTCCGGGCAAACCAAGATATTCACGTTCTTGGTCTTGATCACCAGCGACTTCAACTGTTTCAGTTTAAAACGAAACCCGCACCGGTCGCACTCGGCAATTGCATTTTTACCGGATGCAAAACGATTAGGCATCTCAGTACCCGCCTAAGAACGACTCTCTCGGCACGAAACGCACCGCAGCCTTTTCACGATCCTCGCCTGCCGCCAAGTCCCAAGCCTCGTCATACTGAGCCTTGAGAAGTTCCGTTCGTACTTCTGCCCCCGGAATTTTTAGCGAAAGCATGTACGCCAACCCCGCCACCATGCAGGGCAAGAAACGAAACGGGATGTCCTGACCGTTGATACCGTTACCGGGGTCAAACATCCGGCGAAGGCGGGTGTAATACAACGTCCAAGTCGTGCTGTTGTCTGGCAACGGCCAGACCGTAAATTGTGGTTTGACCACCGCACCAGCCGAGTTCGTAGCCCCAGTCCGACGATTAATCCAAATCTGGATCGGCCGCCCCGTTGCGTTCTTGTTCGGGATCGAGACGTAAGTGCTGGAGGAGATACGAGTGATGTTGATATCGACCTGATTTACGCCCGTGCCCGTGCGGATTGTGTGATCCAACAGGTCAACCGTATCTTCCTCAAGATCATATGTTCCAACGTTGTAGGTCAAGGTTTTGGTGCCCTGCTCCAACGTCCAAAGGTTAATACCTCGGTTCGCCCAATCCATAAGCAAAAGGCCGAGACTACGCTTGGCCGTACGCAGATCGTAACCTGACCGCAACTCAGCCCCACAACGCTCAAAGGCTTCCTCGACCAACGTGTTTAGGTCAAGGTTAAAGTCGGTTGTGGCTGTAGTTTTGTAGGCCATTACATTCCCCGCCGTCTATACGGCCTTACTTTTTCTTTAACACCTTTGGGCTGCGAGACGAACTGCTTGCCTTGGGCTTTGCCTTTTCTTTTGGCTGCGGTGGTTCGGGCATACTCAGCAGGGCTAAGAGCCTTGATCGCAGCCTCTGGTAGATACCTTTCGCCCGTGTCAGAAGATCGTTTACCACTTTTGGTTCTCCATTTCTGCTGCGTCCAAGCCTTCAAGGATTGTTGGGGGGCTTTCATGTAGGTTGTGTACTTAAAAAGGATTTTGCGGATTCTAAATCTTCTCTTTGATTGTTACCGTATAAAGACACTGTTTGGGGATACCACCCAGCATCAGCCGCCCTTTGCATAATTTTTGCATCTTCTGGCGCATAGCCTTGTTGTTCGTACGCTTTTGAATACCCGTGTTGCTTCTTATAATCCTCATCAGATTTGCGCGCTTCTGCTCGATTGATTTCGCTAAGTCGCATGTAATCGTTTGTCGGCCCAAAAGAACCCACTACGCTTCGATTTGCCGGAGGGTTTCCGGCTTGTGGTTGCCCCATTCCGCTTTGCCTTTGCTGTTCAAGCGCCATCTGCTGCCGTGCGGCTTGATCGTTAGAAGGATATTGCTGTTCAACTTGATATCCACCGAACGGCGTCGCCCGATAGCCGCCACCATACCCGCCATCAAAGCCGCCACCATACCCACCAAACTGGCCGTAGCCGCTCATCATCGGGTTGAAACCGTAACCACCAAAGCCGCCCATCATCGGGTTGAAGCCACCGAAGCCACCAAATGCACCGAGGCCCATCGACATCATGGGGTTAAACCCACCGTAGCCGCCGAAGCCACCCATCATGGGATTAAACCCGCCAAAGCCCCCACCGAAGCCGCCCATCATGGGGTTAAATCCAAAGCCCCCCATGCCACCGCCGTAGCCACCAAACCCGCCAAGGCCAGCATCCATACCGCCATAACCACTGACGTTGAACGGCATCCCGCCCATACCGCCGTAGCCACCCTGCATGGGGCCAAACCCGCCTAGCCCTCCACCAAACAGGCCGCCCATGCCTTGACCACCGCCGCCTCCGCCGCCACCCATCCGGTAATTAAGAATGGACGAGTAGCCGCCTTGCTGTCGTGCAGGGCCAGAAGTAGTGGGCGTTCCCGTTCCCGTGGTCGGGGCTGGGCCTTGAGTAAAAGTCTGCGGAGTAAAATCTCGTGAGAAAGAACTCATGACTTATATCCCCCACCCTTCGCTTTGTATTGCTTGGCGAGCAATTGCGCCTTTCTCGCGCTCCACTGCCCAGCCTTCGTACCTTGCACCGCCCGAGACTTGATGGACTCAAACAGGCTCTTACGCATACCGGGCTTTGTGTAGTTACCCGCCTGATTGACCTTGCTCTTTACCTTACCGCCCTCGGCATGGCGGATCGGCTTCCCAGTACCCTCAACGGGCTTATCGTCCCCGCGCCGCTTAGCACGAGGAACTTTTCTAGGAGCAATCACACCCATGCCTCGGGAGGGCATCATTAGCACATCTTCCCGCGAGTCTTACCCTTCTTGGCAATACCGTCAGCCCGACGAGAGGCCGAACCTACTGAACCGCCTTTGGCGTACTTTTTGACTTTTCCGCCATGCTTAAACACACCACGGCCCTTCAGCACGTCAGCGCGAGTGACCTTACCGTCACCGGTCAAATCAGGCATGCCACCTTCTTTCATCCCCGAAACGCTACGACGCTGAGCCCTTTCATAGGCTTCACGCATTTTGCGCTCCATCTCTTCCTGACGGGCTTGTTCAATGGCCCCACGCTGCCTACGCGCAGCAGCAGCCTGCTCAGGTGAACGGCGCGGCCCCTGCGGGCCTTTTGGCATCTGATTCATCAGCACTTACCGCCGTACGCCATCTTGACCATCTTGCCCTTGGTCTTGCCCTTGTGAGCAATGCCATCAGCGCGGCTGGAAGCCGACCCACCCTTGGAGTAGGCCATACCGCCCATTCGCATCTTCTTCGCACCTTTCTTCATGCCGTATTCGGCTTCTTCATGCCGAATCATGGACTTCGGAGCGCCCTTCTTTTTCATGAAGGCCACTTCTTTACGCATCATTGCTTTCGACTCTTTCATAGATCCTCCAGAACCAAATTTACGGCCTTTGTCAGCCTTCACATAATCACGACCCACAGATTGAGGGATACCCAAACGCTTGGCTGCTTTGGGGTCATGAGCAACCATCGCCATCAAATTATGCTGTGCTTTGGACTTACTGGGCATGGCTATTTCAAAATCCACTTATCCAAAACCCACGTAGCAATACCCCCAAAAAGACTTGCTGCGCTCATTGCCGCGAACAAAACTTTGCGGCCACCTTTGGCCTCAGAAAGCGACTTTTCGATGCCTTGGATAGCGCGCTTAATCTCTTCCATGTCGCTAACAAGTTTGTCCATGTCGTCTTGGAGATGTTTAATGTCATTGGCGTGAGTCGCCAATTCTCTTGCTGTGTGAATAGGGTCCATGGCCGCATCCACCTCAGCAGTTCCACGCACGCAATGATTTATTGATGCGGCTGTTCGGATCGTTGGCGGTCTTGGCGCTCGTAAGTTTGCGCTTCATACCCGACATCCGGGCACAGAATGACTTCTTACGAGCCCCACCCTCGGGTTGAGGACGCTTCAGACCCGGCTTACCCGGATTGGCACGGTTGTAGGAAGCCCTGCCTTTGGCATTTAAGCCGCCAGCAGGATTCTTCCCTTCTTTCCTCTGCCATGCAGGGGTTTTCGCCATACGTCACCCGCAGACGATAGTCAGTTTGGTCACGCCATCCAACGTCACGGTGCAGAAGTCATTGATCGTGGACTTCGTCGTCAAGATGCCTTCCGGCGGCAAAAACGCGATGTGATTCACGTTGCCCGATCCGGTGTCCAACTTGAAGATGACTTTGTTCGACTTCTGCGAAGTGAACGTGATACTGCCCGAGGCACTGAGGTAATAAAGTGAACGAACACGAGTGCGGGGCAACGCCAAGTTCCCGCCAAATCCAACTTTCACCGCACCGACCGAAGCCGTTTCAGCGGTAATAGAATTGACGACGCTCCAGTACGTGTTCGACAGCGTGAAGGAGTTGTTAGCCCCGATGAGTTTCTCGGTGGTTTGATTACCACCAAGTTCACCTACCGCAACGCCCGTAACCGACAACGTGGTTGCCGTGTCATTGCCGTTCGACGTGTACTTGAGCCGGTAGCCCCAACCATTCGTGCCAATTTCGTTAGCCGAAAGGTTAACAGCGCCCGCGCTAAGCGTGGCCGAGCCTTTGAAAAAGTCTACGATTCCGGCAGACGGATTAACTGCCCAGACATCAGTTTGCATACCCATAAGAGTCCTCCGCTAATTAGAAGGGGCCGAAGCCCCCTCAAGGTTTATTAGACGGTGACGCTTCTGTACAGGGCGATGTAGGCAGTCGTCGCTCCAACCAGAACCGGAACGTAACCAAGTTGAGCGGAAACCGCGCCAGAAGCCGCATTCGCAGCATTGATAGTTACGTTAGAAATCTTGCCAGAGGTGGCGATCAGGTTCGTGATCGTGGCTGAACCAGCCGTCAAAACCGTAGCGGAAACTGCGCCAACAACGTCGCCAATAAAGCCATTATCCGAGGCGACCGGGCCGGAAAAACGTGTCTGAGCCATTATAAATCTCCTTTAAGATGCTGATACTTTAACGCGAGCCTGCGTACTGAACTTGTATCGGCACCAAGTCTTCTAGCACGTTCAGCATACGTCAGATCTGGATTGTCCACAATGAATTTAACCTTTGCCATAAATTTCGGGTCCGAGTAATTCCTTGCCATATGCGCTTGGGAAAGAGTGGCTCGGTACTCAGGGCTTCTGTAATCGAATGTCGTGGCGCGTCTACCCAATCTAATCCGTTCTCTGACTTTTTCTGAATGCTCTTTCCCCCGCATAGGGGCTTTAGCAAAGTCAGCAATGTTGTACACCGTAGGTTCATCGAACCAAGCCTCTCCCTGTAAAAAAGCGTTTTCTAATTGATCAAGTTCTTCTAGATCAGGGCATTCAACTTCTATCGCGCCATAGAACGCAGCGGCACCATATTTGTTATAGGAATTCTGCAGATGTGGGTTAGTGTGCTTATTCCACCGTAGTAAACGAAAATGCTCCTTCAACCGCTTCCTTACCCTTTGAGATTGTCCTACGTAGCACTGTCCCGTCACTTTATTGACAATTTTGTAAATTCCACAAACGTCAATTTTATATGGCATGTATTACACCTTAAGACCTAATCTACGCCATGTCAACACAAAAAGAAGGGGGCCGAAGCCCCCTTCCCAAACACGCAAGTGCTTGATTTATCAGGACGCGCCGGGCGAGCCGAACATGCCCAACGGATCAGACCAGCCAAACGAGTAACGCTCGCGGCTCTTATATCTGACATTCCCAGTATCAAAGTCACCGTCCATTGAGTTCTGGAGCGGCGTACGGACGAAGTGCTTCATGCCGTTCGGAACGTCGGTCTTGAGGAACCAAGCGTTCGTGTCGGTCAAGAAGTGGTTCACGCCGTAGCCTTCCGGAATCGAACCCATCGCCTTGAGGGCGTTGATGTCGTTGTCAGCGGTCGCAACACGGAGTTCCGTGTCGAGGAGGCGCTTAGCGACGAACATCAGAGCCGGGGGGACAATGAGTTTACGGGGCTTCGCAGCGATGAGCAGACCACGTTCGTCAGTCCAAGCGGCGATCTGAATGACCGCAGCCTCAAGCGACGTTTCGTTAAGGTCTGCACCCGTCGTGGGACGGTTGCTGTTGTTGCCACCCGAGACCAGTGGATGCGCCGTGCTGAACAGCGAAACTCCGTCACCGCCAGCATAGGCAGCGCTGAAGCCGTTGTTAAGAACCGACGCAGCCTTGACCTGCTTCGTGTACGCCATG